AAGATTGACCGCGCTGAAATCGCCGCACTGCTGGACTACTCGGTCAAGCATGTGCGCGACTACATCACCAAGCGCCCCGACTTCCCTAAGCCCGTGCAGGCCCTTAGCTCACGCCGGGTCTATTGGAATGAGGCCGATGTACGCCGATGGGCTCAGAAGGTCACCCAAGCCGCTTAGCGATGTCCCCGGCTGTCTCGCGGTAGTAATGCTCCATGAGAATTTTCAAATCTCGGTGGCCGGAGATTCGCGCAAGCGTCATCACATCCACCTTTCGAGCAAACCGAGTAAGGGCTTCGGCCCGGGCATCATGGAAATGCAAGTCCTCGACAAGCGTGTTTGCCTTGGCCTTGCGGAACAGGGCGTCAAGGCTTGCCGATGTGACCGTGAAGATTCGCGGGGCCATGACAGGGCGAAGCAGGCGCACGGCTTTGGGGAACAGTGGAATTTCGCGCTTGGCACCCGTCAAGTGCTGCGTCTTGTGATCGACCCGGGCCACGCCCTTGTCAAGGTTCACGCAGTCGTCACCAAGCTGCAAGACCTCACCAGCACGCATTCCAGTCCGAAGCGACACAAGGAAGGCAAGCGCCACCTCTTGCATCTTCGTGCGCGGCCTTTCGCCCGTCCTGTACCCAAGCCATCGACAGATCGTTTTAACCTCTCTGGGGTCGATTCTGCGCGTCCTTGGGGGGTTGTCGCCCGGGGCCTTCATGCCCTTGAAAGGATTCCCGCCGCACCACTGCCACTCTTTCCACGCCACATGGAACATGTTGTTGATGATGTTCAATTCGCGCTGCACGCTGCCAGATGTGACCTGTTTCAGTCTGGCGTCACGCCACTCGACCAGATCGGACGTTTTCACATCCGTGAGCATTTTTCCCGCGATGTGCGGGAAGTCGCGGGCGAAGGCATCCAGTCTCAAGGACTCGTGGCGCTCGCCCTTCTTGGTGCTCGAAACGTCCAACTTGTAGCGCTCCATGGCATCAGCAAGCGTCTTTTGCGGGAATTTTCCCGCCGCGCCATCAAGGATTTCAGCCTCTTGAGCCTGAGCCCAAAGCAGGGCCGCAGCCTTGGTGGTGAAGGTTTTGGACGTGCGCGTGCCGAGGCGCTCTACTTCGGCTCGCCACTTGTCGCGATACTTTCGGATGTATGCCATGGCCCGTGCGGGATGTTGTGCGGACTCCGTGCGGGAGTCGATACGACGCAAGGCGGCATTGTGCGGGATTTGTGCGGGCTCCGGCGGGCCTGTTTTATACCTCTGTGCGACGTAAAACGATGTATAAAGGCGTTTGTACGTGGTGCCCCGGGCCGGAATCGAACCCTCCTATGGGGCTTGATGCCATTGCGGAAATTGTGCGGGATTTGAAATGAAAGCTGAAGCGGATCAAGTCGCAACCGGCTGGGACACCGGCCTCTGTCAAGACTACAGCCGAGCCCTGTCGCTGTGGTTCGCAAGCCGCATTGATGCGCGGTGGGTTGTGCGCCACCCCCACCACCAAAAAACTTGCTGCAACCCCTTGACGCGTTAGCGCTAACGCGGTACAGTACACACATCGACAACGCAACGGAGAGCAACATGAACACCATCGTAATCAACGGCACCACCTACAACCTGATCGGCGCCAAGGAAGTCACTGGCAAGCCTGGCCGCAAGGAGCTGAAGCTGCAACGCCCCAACGGTCGCCGCGTCTACTTCGTTGTTGTGTACGAAAATGGCTCAATGAGCGAGGTGGTCTGATGAAAGCTACAGGCGTAAGGATCAAGCGCCGCCAACTCGGGCAGCGCGAGTTCGACAGCATTCAGGTTGCCATTTGTGACCTGCACCTGAGTGCCGATCTGGTGGACGATTCGCAGATCAAAGCCGCAAAGAGGCTGGCGGACGAGCATCAATGCTGGTTTCAGTATGACGACCACAACGCGCCCCGCGTGCGCAAAGTCTTGGGGATTGCGGAGTGATGGCAGGCGAATGGAAGCCACTTGGGCCAGGCCCGTCAACCCAATGACCACCGCACCACCAACCCCCAAGAAGCCCCGCAAACCCGAGCCCAAGGAGGTCGTAGCAGCCCGCCAGCGAGTCCTAAAGGCGGCGCGTGAGGCTCAGGGCTCGACGCGGGTTTCGGGGCTGTACGCGAAAACTGACGACCACGCAGTAATCAAGGCGTTTGCCAAAGAGCTTGACAGCCCCACGGGCAATGATGAGCTACGCGGCATCTACGCCCCCAAGTCGCAACACGCGGCCCTGAAGGCCGAACTTAGGCGGATCATGGCTGAGAGCAAGGAGAGCAAGAAATGAGCGCGCTAAAGACAGTCGGCGATTACATCCGGCACTTGCAGCAGTTCCCGGAAGATTGGCCCGTTCATGTGGCAACTCCTGCGGGTGGCGGCGTTTCCATTGAGCACCGCGAGATAGGCGGCAAGCCGGTTGTCGCTGTGTTTGGAAGTAATGGCGGGCGCTTTGGCGAAAACCCGCTGACAGAAGACGAGTACAACGCCAAAGCAGAAGAGTTCATGAGACTCAAACGGCTTGGCTATGTCTACACATCAATCCACGGGGATCGCCGCCTTTACAAGCAATCTGGCCTACCAAATGAGACATGCTACGGCCATCGCTTTGATCGGCGAATTGTCGAACGCATGATCGAAACGGGCATTCTTTCGACGGGCGGAATTGACATTGAGCGCGTCAGATATTTAAGCAAATGAAGGCCACCCCATGACCGACACAGATAGAGACTTGCTTGAGGGGGCGGCAAAGAGGGCCGCTCCGGAGGTGTTCGGCGAGCCCGGCTGCTACTTCCGTAGGCTTGAGAACCATTGTGTGACCGGGTGGAATTCGCTTGATGACGATGGCGATGCATGGCGCCTTGCAGTCAAGCTTCATTTCACCGTCGCAGTGCGCCCGCATGAGGTCGAGGTGTTCAGTGACGAGACGGGCGAATGCCTTGCCTCGATCAGCACCGAAGGCGAAGACCCCTACGCTTGCGCACGTCGCGCCATTACGATGGCCGCAGCCCTAGGAGATGCCAAATGACCGACAAGCACCTGATTGATGACGCTATGGTCCGCGTTCATGCGCTGGAAGCTGACCATGGCCCCGATGATTGGCCTGCCATTCAAATGCGCGACTTGGTCATCCTGCGAAACGCCATCATGGAGCTGCGTGCCGAGCTTCACGCGCAACGCGTCGGCCCAATCACTGAAGCGCAGGGGCTTGCATTCATGCAAATGCGGCAGAACAAGTACGCGAAAGCGGGGCAACCATGACCGACACAGACCGCATAGCGCAGATGGCGCGAGAGGCAGGCTTTTCCGTTGAGGAAAATGGCGCGATAAACGATGGCATTGAGACTGCCGCCGACTTCTCCGAAGAACTAACCCGCTTTGCCCGCCTTGTTGCGGAGGACTGCGCGAAGGTGGCGGACGACAAGGCCATGGCGATTCGCCTGCTTTGCAATGAGGTGCATGTCGTGCAAGCGGCCCAAGCCATCCGCGCACGCTACAGCAAGGAGGGGTGATGCAAGCCGTTCTCTACACTCACGAACTTGAGCCGATCACTGTTCTCAGCATTCAGCCATGGCTTTGGCAAAGGCTGGAGGCTGGCGAGCCGATCCGCCTTGCGGTCATGGAGCCCGTGCGCCTCACATACGCTGAGCCGGTGACGGCTGATGCCATTCGGTTCATTACCGTCGAAATCAGGGGGGAGGCTATACAGCGCGGCGGCAATCGAACCCTGATGCTATTCACGAGAAATGAAGAACACGCGCTGTTGCTCAAGTCTGACCTTCTGCCCGGTCAGCGGAGGGACGCGCAGCACCGAGAGCGCAAGGCTGGCGCCAAGGGTTTTGCTGAAGGCTTCTTCGCTGCACTGGATGCGCTCGGCCCCTGATGCGCCTTGCCACGCCTCCCGGCGATGCGTAAACTCTACATGCCTTCACGGCTGGACTGACTGGCAGATGCCCAAGCGCTGCGCTTTTGCGTAGATGGCAGGCCCCTCGGAAGTCCTCACCAGTCCAGCCGTGAGGGGTCAAAGCAAACGACGCTGGGGGCTCCCGGCTGATGCTGGGTCGTGAGGCCGCCCCAACTATTCGGTAGCGCCTAAAGGTTGCGCGGAGGCGCGGCACCTCTCGTACTGATCCGCCGCCCTCGTCGCCCATCGTACCCACCCGCCAAATGTGTCGTCAACCAGCAGGGGCAGAGGCGGGCAGTTCGCCTTTATCAGCGGGCTCGATTGAGTCGTGACCGGCTGCACTGTTGAGCAACCGCACAGCGTCAGCACCAGAGCGGCAGTCACGAAACACAGGCTTTTCGATGGTTTCACGCTCGATCCTTTGCACGATGGTCTGATTCTTGACCGTGATCTGTGCGATGCGGTCAGCAGCGGCAGACAGGGCCTTGTCTTGGGCTTCACGGCTTGCGACGGTGGAAGCATCCCACCTCCCCCGCATCACCTCTTTGCCGTGCCTGTAGCCCACGAAGACGCAAGCCAGGCACACCAGCAAGGACACGAGGGCGCGGGTTGCGATGGCGGGGAGGTTGTAAGCGGGGATCATGCAAGCTCCCAATGCGGGCTGTCGGTCTCGCCACGCTCACGCGGCTTGCCGTCTTGGTCCCAATCGGCGCCCCATCGAATCTTGACCTTGGCCTCACGCGCAGCGGCCTGCATTGCGTTGTTGATCGCGTCAAACTTCTTGGGGTCTGACCAGTCAATAGAGTCACCAAGCATCGGGGCAAGATCCACAGCGCGGCCTTGAATGTGCTTGCTGTCGAGAGTCCATGTCACAACCTTGCCGGGCTTTGTGCGTCCCTGAGCGTACAACTCAGCCTGTCGGGCCTTGGTGCGCAAGCCCTCCACCACGATCACATCAAACGGCACGGCCTTGACTGCGCGTTGAACGATGGCGGCGAGGGATTCGTTGATGCCTTCTAGGCGCTGGGCTTTGATGAGGCTCATTTGCCGCTCACTTTCTTTTGCTTGACGATCCGGCCATAGACGCCAAGCACCAGCAGTCCAATCGTCACGTAATGCACAAGATGCGGGGGCAACTCCGCTTTGTGCTCTGCGGGCAACTCCAACCACACACCCTGAGCTACAGCCGCCCATGTCATCGCCTGGACAGACAGCATCCGCCAGGCCTTGCGCCATTCGGGTATCAGCATCATTTGCCTTTCACACGGTCATAGACGGACGCGCCGAACTGGTACGCGATCCAACACAGGGTTGCGATGTACACCCACTCTTGCAGAGGGATGCCCATTAGCGACAGGCCAGATACAGCAACAGGCACGGCACTTTTGAAAGCGGCAGAGGCCGCGCTTGGTGCTTCAATCATTCGTTCGCTCACGTCTCATCCATAAGGCGACCAGCGTTAAAACCTCTGCCCGTGTCGCTGCGGGCGAGAGGGGTGAAGCGTTAGAAGGCAAACTCGACCGAGAGCGAAACCCCGCCTGCACTTGTCTTGAACTGCGGCAAGAAGGTGGCGCGCAGCCATGAGCGGCCATCAAGCGAGACAGCCACCGATGGCACAAGCAGGGGGAACACAGGGTGCGCTTTGTAGCCAGCGACAGCGCCAACAATCGCGCCAGCCTTGGCCTTCACAGGGCCGAGCGTGAGCACGTTGGTTTCAGGCGCCCAGCCTGCCCAAGCGCCGGGGTGGCACTCGCTGTTCTTGAACAGGCCCGCCGTGTAGCCATCAGCAAGCAGGTACACGCCCGCCGTGTCGTCGCAAGGCACGGGCGAGGTGTGGAAGGTGTGGAGCAGGAGGCCGATCATGGTGTCAGGCGAACCACAGCAAAGGAGTCGATCTTGTAGCCCCCGCTTGCCCCAGCCCCTGCGCCTTTTGCCAACCTAAAACGAGCGCCTGCGGCAATATCTGCGGCGGACATGGAGGCGAGAAAGGTGATCGTCCCTTTTAATGTGCTGAACCCTACTACACAGGACTCATCTCCGGTATCGACGGCTGATGTAGTCCATTTCTGAAGCCTTATGTAGCAATACTCCGTAGCCGATACCGACCCCGAACCAATGGAAACCTGGGCAACGATCAGATAGCGGCCCGCAATATCGGGGGTGATCTGCCCAGAAGATGCATTAGCCGATAAGGTGTTATCAGCATCTGCGCTTGCGTAGGTGAGAAAACCGAGACCTGACGCTGTCTGTGCGCCCGATCCGCGCAGAACAGCAAATTTGGGCAACTGCTGCAACGGCACCGCCTCAAGCGGGTTCACTGCATTGCGGGGGAGGGTCTGAGCGCCTGTGAAGGTGTTGGCCCCAGTGGTCACTGCGGCAGAAGCGGCGCTTGCGGCAGCAGCGGCAGCACTTGCGGCTGCTGCTGATGTGGCCGCAGCAACGGCCTCGTCCAAGTAGTTCGCCATTGGCTCAGCCCGGCGCGTCCAGACCGTCGAGCCGTCTGCACGCTTCAGCGCGATGTCGTAGCTGCCGTAGGTGAGATACAGTGGCGCAGGAAGCTCGCCACGTGCGTTCAGCGCGATGTACTGACCACCCGCACCGTCGCTGGTGTATGAGTGTGCAATCGTCCCGGCCTTGTCGGTGTAGGCGGTCTTGTGGGTTGTCGTGCCGTAGGCGTAGGTGTAAAGTCGGCCACCTACAAGCGGCGCACCCACGTCGGAAAACTGCTGTAGGCTAAAAAGGCCTGACTGGCTTGCTGTCATTTCTGTCTCCGGCGCCGTCTCGGCGTTAAGAGGTCAAATCAAAGAGGGATCAGATGGAATTGTTTCTCGCCATCTTGCTAAAACCGTTCGTCGCGTTGGTCTTCTTGACCGCTGCGCTGTTGATCGCCGGGCTGATTCACAAGTACATGCCCGACAGCAAACTCAAGCGTATTTTGTTCTCACCGCTCCCCGGACACAAGCGCCGCTGGGGCTGATTGTTGCCCTGCTTGCTGAAGGTATGGCAACAGGCGCTGCAAAGCGTTGCCAAGTTGCTTCTTCTCCGCTGCGGTCAATGCTTCTTTGGCTGCTGACGGGTTCAGCATAATCTCGGCCAACTTGTTCTGAATGCGCGGCTCTGCGGCCTTCATTCCGAATTGGACAGGGCGCAGCAACGACTCCAACATGGTCGATTCCGCCCACGACTGAGGCAAGCCCGTGGGGCCAAGGATCTGACGCATCAGGTTCTGAGAGGCCAAGGACTTTGCAGTCTGTGAGCCCGGCCCGTTCGCAGCATTCGCAAGGTTTGCCGCCAACTCAAGCTCATTCCTGACCGCATTCAACTTGCCCACGTTCTCAGGCGTGACCACATCACCCAAGGCGTTGACACCCTTGAAGCCGGTTGCCCCACGGACAAGCGCTTGCTCATCGTTCAGGGCGCGGCTGAATGCGTTGGCCTGCAACTTCTGGTTGCCGCCAAGGTCACGAATCGCCGCCGTTGTCTTGTCGAGCAAGCGCTGGCCCACGTCCATTTCATTGATGGGCTTGGAGAGGTTCGCGTAAGACTGGCGAGCCGTTTTGAAATCAGGGTTGGCCTTTTCCATCCAACCGAGCAACTGACCGCGCAGGTTCTTAACCGCATCACCGGCCTTGCCTGCAAACCCTGAAGCGGGATCGGACAACATCTCGTCCATCGCCATCTTGAGGTCTTGAAGGCCCTGCCCGCTGATCTGCTTTGTTGCATTTGTCTGGATGCCCACACCGCTGAATGCGTTGGATGGGTTCACATCAAAGGCGAACTTTCGGCCTTGGTTCTCTGCCAGCGTCTGCGCCCGCTGCATGGCCTGGCGCACGGCTGGGCGTTGCAGCAGCCCGGACAATTCATCATCAACCGTGTAAGACGCGCTGGTAGCAGTCTTGTACATCTGCCCGGCTGCATCCTCACGCGCAGCGACAGCCGCAGCACGCTTACCCTGATCGCCAGCGACACCAGACACCACGCCCACCCGGGCTGCGTTGTTGTCAGCCGCACGCTGAGCCAACGCCGCCGCAATCTTCGGGTCTTGCTGCGCCAAGGAGCGCTCAAGCGTGGCAATGCCGCGATCCTTTGTCGCCTCTGCAAGCGTGGGGCGTGCGCCTGTTGCTGTTGCTGCTGACGATGCCTGACGCATGGCGTTGGGGTCTTCGGAGAATCGCTCAAGTACCCGGCCTGCGATGCGCGACTGCCCAGCATCCGTGAACGGCTCAATAAGCCCCTTTAGGCCCTGATAGCCAGCACGCAGGGCGCGGCCAAGAACAACACCACCAGCACCGGCACCCGCGCCAATCGCGGCATTCTTCAGCACAGACTCGCCGGTAGCCGTTGGCTCTGCAAGGCCTTGCACGCCGCCAATTGCAGCAGCCCCCGCCAAGGTATTGGCGCCGGGAATAAATGCGGCAGGAATGCCTAAAGCCACCTTGCCGACGACATTCCCGACAGACCCTGATGTGGTGGCCTTCAATGGAGCATCAAGGGCCTTCTTTTCGTCAATCGTCTCCTGATCGACGAGGCCGACACGCTGCCCGACACCGTAGGCAAGGTCAGTCATGCCCGAACCGATGCCCGCCAACACCTTCTGAGTCGCGCTCACGCCTTCGGTGGGGTCGATGGGCTTGGGGGGCTCCACCATCTTGGCCGCCCTGTATGCCTTCGCCACGACCTCAAAGTCTGGCGTGCCCTTTTTGTCGGCATTTTTGACGATCCATGCGGCGTATTCGTCTGCGGTTGCCATCACTTGCCTTTCAGGATTTTGTCTGCCTGAGCGTGGATGTCAGGCGCTGCGCCGGGCGCATTCGCTGACGGACCTTGCGAGCCTGGCACCTTAGGGGTCTTGTAGCCTTGATCCTTGCTGTAGGTGTCAAGGTATGCCTGCTGCTCTTGCTCGTAGATTTGCTTGAACCTGACCAACTTCTTTCTGGCTGTCGCTGCATCGTCCGTAGCAAGAGGGATGAACGGCATCAGGCGGGGCGTTTCTGATGCGGTAACCGCCGCACCGCTTCTGTCATGGAGGACAAGCGACCCGATGTCGGTGATCATTGCCCGCGTGTCAACGCCACTCGGATCGAATCTGTTCAAAATTGACTGTGGCGCGTATCCCTTCCAGCCTGTAGCCGATTTGTCACCGCTCAGCGCCCCTACCGTCTTGCCGTCAAGCAGGTCAATCGCTTGCGTAACCTTGCTGATGCCTTGTGCGTTGCTCATGATCGCCGAGCTAGCTTGCGTTGGAAGGTCTTTTAGCTTGGGGGCAAGCGGCGTCCCGTCAGGGGCCAGCACAGGAGATGCGCGGCCTGTTCGAGGGTCAACAAGCATTGTTCCTTGATCGCTCTGCACAATCTGACCCTTGGGCTGGTCTCGATCAAACTGGAGGCGCTCACGCGCACGAGAATCGACCATGTTCTGCCCGCGCATCTGCACAGCATTGCTCGCCGCAGTGTCAGGGCTCACGCCAATCTGATTGGAGGCCACTTGCTGCTTGTAAGTTGGGCTGTCCGGATTGGTGTCAACCATCACCACCCGATCACCAAGGCGAACCTCTGTCGGCTTAGGCGCAGTGGCAGACATGCGGTCTTTGGCGTCCATGATGTTTAACACCATGGTGCGCTTCCATTTGCTGAACTGCGCCGGGTCTTGCATTGCTGGTTGTAGAGTGGCGAGGACGCTCTGATACTTCTGCTCATCCAGATCCCCCGCCTTGCGGTGGGCCTCAAGGCTCTGCAAAGCGTCATTAGGGCTTGACAAGCTGGCAATGTCGCTGATTGCTTGAGCAGCGTGCTTCATCTTCAACTCAAACGAGTTTTTGTCAGCCACCGAGCCCCGCTCACGCGCTTGAGCTTGAGCGTTCTCATTTTCAATCCGCGACTTTTGCGCTGACATGCCGTCTTGCATCAGCAGCGGATTCGACAGCATGGCCTTTTCACGCGCCATGGGGTCTGTCATGCCGGGGTCAGACATGAGCTTTTGCAGCGCGTTTTGCTTGGCGACCGCCTGTTGATTCGTGAGCGAGTCAAGCGCGTTTTTGTTCCGCAGCGCCACAAGCGAAAGCTGATTCGACTCGCGCTTGTCCATCTCGTCCGAGTAGTCGGCCATGGATTTGACCGGCTGCAAATACTGCTGAAAGAGGTTTGCTGATGCCATGTCGATTCCTTATGCGTAGCCCATTCGAGAGTAAGCATCGGTCGGGATGCCCGCGCTGGATCCGGAAGAAACCGAAGGGGTGTTCACCCACTTCTGAGCGACCGCACCGATCTGGTTTGCAGCGTTGCCCCAGATATTGCCTTGAGCCAGTCGGCTCGCTGCTGTGGCATCACCTTGGCTGGTGATCATGTTGCTGATCGCGCCAGAGGCTTGCCCGCCAGCCGCTGCGCTGCTACCCGTCGCGCTCTGACCAATGCCAGCAAGCGCAGCAAGGCGGTTCAGGCGATCTTGGCGGCGTTGATACGCTGCGTTGTAGCCTGTGGTGGCGTAGTTGGTTGCGTACTCGCTGGCAGACTTCAGAGCCGCACCAGACACGCGCCCACCAGCCGCCGCCGCCTTGCGATCAAGACCCAATTGACCCTGAGACATGCCGAACTGATAGCCGGGGTCGGACATCACATCCGAAGACGTGACAGGCTGATTCATCTCGGTGCGCAATTGGCCTAGAGCGTTTGTCCCGGCCTCTCGATAAGGGGCAAAGTCCGAGCGCGTCAGGTCAAATTGTCGGCGCTGCTCATCAATGCCCGCCTGCGTCGATGCGGCCTGTGTGTCCGCAGCATCGCTGGCGGAATTCGACTGCATCACGCCGCCAATAAGCGATGAGCCGACAACGGCCCCAGCTACCCAAAACGTCATGACAACACCTCCAAAGATTCGTGCTTGAGGAATCCGGGCTTCACCTTGTTCCAGGCGCCATATGCGCTGTCTTGGTCTTCCTCGACAAGCTCAGCCTCTGCGTCTTCCACGGTCTGCACATCAGTGGCATGAAAGGTCCTGCACAGAACATCTGTCAAGGCCAGAACCGCCCGCTGTGTGCCAGGCTCACACTGGATCAGCACCGGCCCAGCCTGAACAATGGCGGGCTTGCCGTCTTGGGTGATTTTCACTGTGCCGCTCACGATTTCGTAGAAGTGCGCCTTCTTGTGAACCTTGCCGATCACCAACACACCAGCAGGGCGCCACACTTCACGGCAGTAGATCCCGCCGTGAAAGATGTTCGTTGTCTGCGGCTCGTACTGAGGCAGCGCCAAGACTTCAGCCTTGAGGCGATCAATCGGCAGGGATGACAGAACCGCGCTCACGAAAACAAGCTCCCCGAAATCATGTGAACCGTGATGGCGCTCGCCGTGCCGCTCAGCCCTTGCAAAGAAGCGCCAGCGGGCAGGATCGGCAAATCCACATCGAGGAAGTCATTGCCTGCGATGCTCTTGGCATTCACAAACACATTGCTGACACCCACAGATCCACCGTTTGGCACTGCGTACAGTGTCGCCGTGGCTGCTGTCGCTGTGTTGTTGGTCAGGCGCACCCGGCCACCGCGCAAAAGCGTGGTCGTTGGTGTCGTTGGCGTCGTATAGATCAGCCCAGCAGTCGCAGCCAGTTGCACCGGGGCGAAGAAAGATGAATAAGAGATGGTCATGCGTAAGCCCTCATTGAGGCAATCTGTGATTCAAGCTCGTCAACCTTGCTGCGTAGCGTCTGAGCATCCGTTCGCGTCGATGCCAACTCATTACGAAGCTCATCAACCGCCCGGATGGCTTCTTGTGCTGCGAGGTCTTGAGGCAAACTCAGAAGCAGGCCCATGACCTCATCCACATTCGACACAGTGCCGCCCGTGCCAGTGGTTCCGCCCGTGCGATCCAGCAAGCCAAGAAACGCACGCATCCACTGAGCATCAATCTCAACAGGCACGCGCTGACCGCTGACCATGGCGTAACCCAAGGGGATACGGGCTTGAGGTAGTGCAAGCGTGCTCATTTCGCGTCCACCGTGGCCGAATGAATGGCAAAAGGCACATCGTCAGAGCAACGAATGCGGAACACGCGATTGAACGAAGCGCCAAGCCCAACCCAGCGAACCCGCTGCATGTAGCGCCCCACAGCACCCAAGGCGCGAAGCAATGGAGGGCCGAAGGTAAAGCCGCCATCGTTGGAAATCTCAAGGCTGACCTGTCCCGAGCCGTCGCCTGTCTTGAGTAGCAACTCCAAGCCTTGATAAGCGATGGGCTCGGCGTTTGGTTGCTTCATGTGGGGCCATGTGCGCTCACGCACCAAGGGGCGCCCGGCCAGGTTGTCGGTGGCGTCGTCCAGGCGAACCACCAAACCCAGAGAATCGCCAGCGTAATGCCCGCCCGCAAAGGCAGTCACAAGGCCAGAGCGAAGGGGTTGCCAGCCTTCCAGCCATTCGCCACGCTCACACCACAACTGCGTGGCGGCGTCATAGACCCATGTGCATTCAACACCGGGGGCATTGATGGCGATGAACTCGTGACCTTCGATCTGATACGTCCACATGGACGCCTTGGATAGGTCGGAGCTTTTCAGCAGCGATTGCTCAACCGCCGTGGTGCTCACGCGCTGAGGCTGGTTGCCCGAGGCCATGTAGATGATTCCGCCGCCGCGCTCAGACTGGCCCAACCAAAACAGCGTGTCGGCTGCTTTGATGGCGGCACGCTTGCCCATGCACCCAATGTCGATGGTGTAGGAGTTGTACCGCACGAAGGGGAAAGCCAGGTCCCCGCTGTCAATCCAGATTTCCGTGCTCAACTCGCCGAACACCCACAGTTGGCGGTGGCTCACGCGGTGCGTGACGATGTTGTCAGGGTTGGAATCTGCGCTCGAAAAATCAAGGGCGTCCAAGCTCGTTCCGTCATCAATGGCCGAGATGTAAAACTGGTCGGTGTCGGGGTCAACAAAGATGAAATAGCCATCCAGCTCGTGAACGTCATCAGAGCCGCGCCACCCAGCCGAAGTGATGGGGTTGAGCGTGTTGTTGTCCAGCTTGTAGATGTAGAGGTTGGGGCCATCCACAATCGCCACTTGGTTTGCATTGCAGGCCATGCCCACGAAACCCGTGGACGTTGACAGCGTGCCGCGCTCAACATGCGAGCCGTTTGCATAGAACTCGTGCAACTTGTTGCCAGCAGCGACGAACCACCGCCCCTTAGCCACGAAGGAGCCGCGCACCTCTGCGCCAAGGTCAGCAATCAGCACCTCACCCGGCGTAGATGCGAGCATCCATGTGTCGCCCTCCAAGCGCTGCGGGTAGCAGTTCACCGAGCGCTGAACCGCCGCCTTGCGGTCTGCCAGGTAGTAGGAAGGCCCGGCAAAAGGGGCGAAGGGTGTGCCAGCCATCAGAACAACCGGCGAGGGTAAACACCTCGCGTCCTGTTGTAGCCGTCAGCATCAAGAATGGCAGGCTCGTAGCGACTCACCGCGCCCATTGCAGCCCTCTCAGCACGAAGCAAGGTGGGCGGCACTTGCCCCAAGATGTTTGGCGCGATACGCACAGCCAAAGCAGCCCCCAAGGCATTGGCCCAGCCATCAGGCAAGGTGTAATCCGTGGTCTGATCCGCGAACTGTGAAACCGTGTTGCGGGTCTGTAGCGTGATGGTCAGGCCAGCAGGCGCAGGCCACAGGTAAACCGTGGCGTTTCCATCGTGAGCGTACACAGTAGGTACACCAGACACGCTAGGACGATGGCGCTCGTTGTACTGCTGAATCGTGATCGGGTCGATGGGCAGGTTTTGGCATGCCGCGCTCACGATCTGGTCGCCGGGATTGATAGAGGCCCAATCACCAGCCCCTAACGTGATGTGGCCTGTCTGCACAGCAGCCGTGAGGGTGTTCTTGTACAAGTAGAGGTTTTGAGCGCTCAACTCATCAATCAGCATCGTCAGGCGACGAAAGCCAAACGCCGCATCATCTGCGACCAGGACTTCGCCAGGGCTCAGACGGTTACAGCGCTCGTAAGCGTCGGTGATGATGTCAAGCGCTCGCATGCTCAAGCCTTGGGCAGCAGTTCGATCAGCTTGGACAGGCCCAAGCGCTTGTCGTACTCGATGCCAGCAGCATCAAGAGCGGCCTTGACGGATTCCAGGGTTGGCGCTTCAGCGCTTTCAGCCTTGACGAAGGCGGGGCCGTAGCCTGCTTCAGTCAGAGAGATGTGTTCGGCCTCGTCATTGGCGCAAGCAAAGCCAACCAATGGGGCGGGGAGTAGCATGCTCAGGGGGTACATAAATGCTCCTTGGGTTCGACAAGCGGGCCAGCCGAAACCGGCCCGCGATCACATGGATCAGTTGGTGCGACGCACGCCGAAGTTCGGCAAGGTCACAGCGCCACCCCACAGGATGTCGAAGCGGCTGATGAACTGGTTGGCCTTGATGTCGAAGCCGCGCACGAAGCGCAGAGACACACCGCCCTCGTCAGCCATCGAGGCTTGGTAGGCCATGTCCATGCCGCCGGGCAACTCTTGCTTGGGCGACACGAACGTGAAGGCGTCCTTGTGCCAGATGATGTTGTTGGTGTACGTGGTACTGGCTGCGCCAGAGGTCACGGTGATGGCTGCGTTGTCAGCAGGGCGTGCGCTCACGTTCTGATAAGCACCACCAGCGATGATGGCGGGGCTGATCGTGATGGTGGCGTTGCCCGAAGCGTCAGACGCGGTGTTGGCAGTAACCAGGAACGATTGCAGGACACCAGTGCTGGCCTTGGTTTCGGGGTTGACCGAGAACACGTTGGCAATGGTGAACGTGTCGCCTTGGTTCAGGCGGTTCGCTGCGGCAGCAGTCCAACCATCGGTGACGAGGCTGGTGGTTGCGGCGTAGGGGTTGTCAGTGGCGCCGGAGTTGGTCAAACCTTGGTTTGCACCGTTGACCAGAGGCGTACCACCCAAAGCGCCGACCGTGTGGCTCGGCACGTTCTGGCTCATGGCCAGATCCATGCCAGCGCCGGTCTTGATGATGCCGGTCTTGTACTGCTCAGCCAGAACCGATTGGTTGTTGAACAGACCAGACAGGCCAGCAACGATGGCGGCATTGGCGCCGGGCTCGATGGCGGCCATGCGCTGACCGTCACGAGGCACCGACATGCGATCCAGGGGAACACCAGCGTTCAGCAGATCGGCGAAGGTGGCGGGAGCCGTGCCGGGAGTGCCGACCATCTGGTGAAAGCCGTTCTTCATCTTGGTGGCGATGCGGTAGTCCAGCAGAGCGGCCAGCTTCAAGCCTGCGGGCTTGAGGTAGCGCTCTTGGAATGCCTTGTCAACCGAGCCGTTGGAGCCGACCGAGGTGGTCAACTCAGTGGAGCCGACCTGAAAGTCCAGGCCCAGCAATGGCTCAAGGGTCACATCAACCGAGCGTTCGGTGATGTCTTGGGGGCTTGCGGTTTCACCATCGCGGTGGGTGAACTGCACGGGGCCGCGAGCCTTGACAGAGTTGCCGGGCTTGACTGCGCCAGTCCAGGCGGAGTCATAGTCCGTATTCACATTGCCCAAGAAGGCGGATGCGTTGTGCGCGATGCGCAGAACCTCGTTCGTGATCACGGTCGAGGTGATGAGTGCGTTTGCCATTTCGATTCCTTCGGCGCCATCTCGGCGTTAGAAGTTGATGAATTGTGAGCCTTAGCGGCTCTTGCGTTCCTGCTCGTTGCGCCAGGCAATCCATGCCTTTGTGTTTGATGGATCGGGCGCAGCGCTTGCCCCACCCCGCGCCTTTACGGCTTCAAGAGGTGGTGGCACTTTGGAGGGTTGCGGCTTGTCCTTGGCCTTGGCGGTCTTGAGCTTGTCCTCAAGGCGGGCAATTGCTTTGCCTGCTTGAATGGGGCTCAGACGCGCAATGCGTTCGGCTTCGTCGCTGTTGTCGGGGTCTGCAAGAAACTCGATGACCTTTGCTGGATCATCTGCCTCAAAGACAGCTTCAATGGCCGGTTTGGGGTGGCCGCGACTGTCAGTGAGCCCGCCGAAAGCATCGTCCAGATCGGACGAAAGCTCATCAAAGCGTTCTTGGCCCCAGGTCTTTGCGAGCGACTGAATCACACCCTGCCTGCGCTCGACCTCGGTGGCTTGATCCTTCAGTGTCGGTGCGAGCTTTTGGGCTTCGGCGTTGACCATCTGTTGAATCTGCGCACGGGTCAGCGTGAGGGGTTCGCTGTCGTCTTGCGATGCTTGATTGTCCCCTGTGGGGGCTCGTTTCGTCAAGGCTTCAAGCTGTTGCCGCATCTGTGCGGCTTCGGCTTTGGCCTCGGCGAGTTGGCGCGTGCGTCGATCAATGCCGCGCTGCATGCGGGCACGTTCGCGCTCCTCTGGCGTCTTCTCGGGCTTCTTCTCGCCCTCGCCTTCAGTTGCTTGTTCGGTCTGCTCGCCGGGCTCTTGCTGGGTGTCAGTTGCGAGCAGTTCGGCGGGTTGCTGAACGCTCGCCTCTGGAGCCGATGGGCTCGCTACTGGCGATGCGGTTTCTTCTGTCATCGTTACCTCTCGGTAGTGGATGGGTTGGGGGAAGGGTCAGACCCACAGGGCCAGGGTGAGGGGGCGGGTCATGGTCTTGCTGGCGTCACTGCGCCCGCGTATGATTTGCCTGAACAAACAAGGAGCCCCGATGCGCGTGCACAACCTGAACATCAAACTGCAAGAGACTTTGATGATCGCCACCAGTCGAGCAGATTGCGAGCGGCTGAAAGGCATGGAGAGTGCAACGGGCACGAACCTGAACTTTGAAGTTGGCAGCACCCGGCTGCTGTTTGGCAGCACCTCGATTGACAAACTGCGGATGTCAATCGAGGCCCTCCGCGCCATCTGGTTTCCAGAGGCTTGATTGAGGGGGCGGGTCATGGCTCGATGTAGATCGTCTTGGCAGCACCACAACCCGAACAAACCGGCGGGGTCATCTTTATCACCTCAGGGTTTGACGAAAACGACTTGATTTGGATACCCGTCTCCCCGCAGGAGCACGGCTTCTTGTCCGTGAACAACTGCTTGCCATCCAGTTGCATGATGGTCTGGTGAATTTCTGGGTTGAATTGGAGTGTTTGCATGATGTTTAGGGTGTTGGTCATCACTTCCACGCCCAGTAGCCAGTGCCAGCTTGTGAGCAGGCCCATACCTCAACGGTTGTGTATGCCGGGATGCTCAGAGAGGCGGATGATGCGCCACCACCACGGAATGTCTGCGAGGCCGATGAGTTGACTGTCTGCGTGTTGGCAGTGGCGTTGGAGATGACAAGCCAGTAGCCGACAGACTTGGAATTGCCGCTCACATAGGCCGGGTAGATCTGAGGCAGTGTGCAGGTTTGGCCATTGCCAGTTAGGGACACAAGCGTGCGGTCACCGGTGCCAGAACTCAGGTCCACCGTGGCGCCACCAGTCTCGGTCCATGCCAATTGCAGGTTTGCATTAAGCTTTAGCGCACCCATGCGCGACATGAACAACGACGGCTCACCTGACGCCTTGAGTTGCACAATGCCAGCGCCATCACCGACCTCGTTTGAGGTGCCCGTGGTCCCACCCGTCCATGAGGTGATACCAATGCCGGGCCGGGAATTTTCGCCCTGTCCACTGAACTGAATCGTTCGACCGTAGCGGTGAATGTCGCTGGTGCTGTCTTGGTCCACAGTGACTGTTGACTGCTGGTGGGCGCGGATAACCCCCTGAGAGTTACTGCGAGCAACAAGAGTCGTTGCGGTGGTGGCGCTACGGCTTTCATTCATCAAACCACAAGTCATATCAAGCTGCGCGCGCTCCATGTAGACCATGGACGTGCCGCCGTTCTCAAAGTCCGTCAGCCCCACACGCACGGGCTGCAATGCTTGAGTGGCGACATACGACCGCAACGTCATGAGCGGGTAGCCCTGTAGTGTTGCAGTAACCGATCCGGTAGAGGTCGGGGACTTGTAGGCTGCATTGTTCCAATACGTCTTCAGGCGGATGCGATTCAATGCGCGGTCAACTTCGGCAATGTTGTAGACCCCCCAGTCGGCCAACCCTAAACTGCCAGCGCCTCCCAGGATGGAAATAAACTGACCGACTTGACACTGCAGGATCTGAGCGCCGGACACGGACCAATAGTCGGTGCCAGATGCTCCAGTCAGTGTTATCGACGTGTCGATTCCGCTGCCCGATGTGATCGTCAGATGCTTAAAGTCCAGATCGTTCAGGCCACCCTGGTTTGCACGAGACTGGATCTCAAGCGCCGCAGCGTTGCGGTTGTTATACCGGGTGATATAGACGTGATTGAATTCGTTGTTGCCTGAGTTGTAGCCACCACCAGCAGCACCCAGCAGCATCGAGCCGCAAAGGCCGTTCTGGGCCAGCGTACCGGGACCGTTACCGTTTGCAGCGGCATTCGCACTCAGTGAGCCGCAGCCTGTGAACATCATCAAGCCACGGTTGTGGAACTTGCCGAAGTTTTCAACGTACATACCCCATTCGGTGCAGTCGTCAAACCAAAGGTCTTCCCACGACGAATCCGAGATGCCCATGCGGCGGAGAGCGCCAAACTTCAAGCCTGCCTTGAACCCCTTGAAGTTCAGACCCTTCAAATTGAACCGGGTCAGGATGCCACCGATGAACACCGTGCCGTTCGTAGCATCACCAACCGTTGGCAGAGTTGATGGGTAGGTGGCACCATCCACGTCGTTGTACTGAAAGCAGTTGTACTGCCCGCGATTCGTGGCGTAGAGCTGAGCATCGAAGGCGACCGAAGCATCCAAGATTGACGAGCCACCAGGGGGTGCAGTGGAATACACACGCTGCGGGTGCGCTGCGATGGTGATGCCGTGATAATTTGCGCAGTCAATCGGCCCATCCACCCCAATCGAAAGCCCTGTCAGATCCAACGTGCCGTAGCCGTAGGTGTTCTTCAGGGCGTTCAGCGCATCACGCAGAGCGCCGTCTGTGTTGTTCACAGGACGCACAACAGGCCCCACCGCGCCCGATGAGGTGGAGGGGGACACATCCGTGCCAATCACTGCAACTGCGCCCAATTGGCAGTAAACCTTGATCGACTGACCCGAAGCCAGCGGCCCAAAGGCGCGGCGCATGCCGGATGGCTGAAAGGCGAAGTCCTTACCCTTCTCGTCTGTCACATAGCCAACATCGGCGCCACCATCAGCAACCACCGTGAAAACGGCGCCATCTGAGTAGGCTGCGAACGTCTGCGTGCTGCCCGCGTTGACCGTGGTTGTGGTGCTCATTGCTGCATTCCTTCGCCCATCTCGTCGGGCTCTGAGGTTGATTCAGACTGCTCGAAAGCGGGCGCTTCTGCCTGCTCGTGCATCGGTGTGTTGTCTGCGCCGGGGCCATCGCCGGGCATCTCTGGCTCGGGCTGCTCTGCGTCGGCATTCCTGCGGGCCGTGTGCTCATCCATCACGGGCTCATCGCCGGGCAATGGATCAGGCTGGCTCAGCATCTGGTTGATCAGGTCGCGCGTGATCGCTTGGATCTGTGCCTCATTCGCGCCTGTGACTTGCAAGCGCTTGGTTTCAGAGTCGTAAGCCTTAATGTCAAGCTCACGCTCTCGCACCTCTGCTATGCGCTGAGCCTCTGCTGCCTGTGCAATGGCCTCGTCTGCGTCGTCCTGCGCTTCCTTGGCGTGTTGGATGGCCTCTTGCAAGGCTTCTTGGCACTGCTTGAGTTGCTGAGCCATGGCGGCAGGATCTGGCCCCTTGTCGGCGCCCTCGGGCTGCAAGATGGCCTTGACAGGAGGCGGCGCCATCGCTGCCATTGCCTGCGCGAACTTGTCAGAGCCGGGAAAGTCCAGCGTCTGAGCCCAAAACGGAGCGACCACGGGGGCAAGCTCTTTGTTCCCGCGCATGATTTCTGCAAACGCTGCATTGGTCTGCGTGCGCTGCGTGCTGTAGCTCGCGCCAACAACCACGCGCACACCGTAAGTGCCTACGCTTGGATTGATCGAAACAGAACCACCGTCTTGCCGCTTGAATGCCTCTTTCTGTTCAGGCGCAAATGTCACAGAACCGGGAGTGCCATCCACACCCATGATCGGGGCCTTACGCTGCGTGTCAGCCAAGCGGGCATCCATCTGCAAGACCACGCGGCCCAACTGACCCAAAGACGCAGCCAGGTGCGACGGGAAGTGAGCATTGGAGGCTTCGCCCTGCTGCTTGCGGCTTTCAATCGCCACCCCGCTCGTCTCGTTCGATGGGGCGCCAAGCGTGGCCTGGTACATGCCCAAAGCGGCCTGAATGTCATGCAAGGCACGCTCAGCGCTCGCAGCATGGTCAACCAGAGAGGAGCCCACCTTGATCATGGTCGGAGGCGAGACGGCGCCCTCTTCGTCCATGTCGTTGTAAGGCAGGAAAGCCCGGCGCTGAACTGCGGCCTTGTCCCAGATCGTTTCAAGCCCAGCCAATGCACGCTTGGAGGCCAGCAACTGCGCCCCGGGCATCATCAGCTCGCTGATGTGATAGTTGTATGCCTGCTGTGGAGCGCGTGCGCGGCGAGGAATGCCGCAATAGCGCATGCGGCCATCGGAGAACCCGACATAGCCGTAAACCGGAATGATGCCGATGGAGTCAGCGGGGTAGTCGCTCTCCTCAAGCACATCACAACCGGACATGCGGCGCCACTTCACAGCGGTTCGCTTGTCCTTGTAGGTGCGCTCAACGGGGAGCTGTATGCCAGCGGCTTGACATGCGGCCCAATACTCGTCTTCAGTGCTGGCCTGCTCTTGGCCCATCTCGTCTGTGTAGACGATCACATTGACCGTGTTTTGCTGCTCGTACCACTGCTCAGCCAGCATCACAGACTTGCGCTTGTCGTCGCGCCTGGTGTACTCAAGGTCGCCGAAGTCGTGCGCGTCTTTGCCCTTGTAGCGGCGCTCAAACTCACGCATGGACAAAGGCGTCAGCAGATAGCCAAAGCTCGCATCTGACCCGTCATTCTCGACAGACCACGGATCAAGCACCACGCGCAGAGGATCAGCCTCCGAGCTAATACGGGGCTCTTGCCAGCCTAGAGCACGGTCAATGTACTCAGGCCGAACGATCAGGTGGCCCACACCAGTGCGTGCAGCGCTGGTCAGAACCCGCGTGTAGTGCTGAGATGCCCGGCTGGCGTACTCGATGTGACGAAACCGCCCGTCGATCTGCTCAGCCGCTTGCTTGTCAGCAGCGCCACCCACAGGGATTGCATGCAGCGATGGTGTCTGCTGCTCAATCTGCCCGGCGACGTTGGCAACGTACTGCCCGGTCTGATCCATGACAAGACAAGGGCGCTTGCCGCCCGGATCTGTCTCACGCTGACGCCTGACCGTCTCGTCCCACTGCTGCGGGTCGGATGGGTCAGAAAAGCGCAAATCCTCGGCGATCTGCGTGCGTTGATCGCGTGAGGCTTCAAGCGCTTCCTGATAGAGGCGTTGCGCCTCGTTCAGTGCGTCGGTCATAGGTTTTACGGCGCCTCTCGGCGTTGGTAAAAGGGTGCGGGGTCGAAACCTGCGCGATTGGGGCGCAGCTTAGCACATGCGCGGATGTGGCGCAATACTGGCGTTTTCTACATGCCGAGTCCTTGTGCTGCTGATTGGGTGAAGTCGTAGCCGCCATTTTTTGGGCGCTCTGCAAACGTCAGGATCCACGAGTCGGCCCGGTCTGGTGACTTGCCTAGGCGCTTCTTGTAGTCCTTCTTGGCTTCCATCAACAACAGGCCATCGCGGTAGCTGTAGCGGTATGAGCCAAGCTGTGATTTCAACTCGGGGTCTTTGTCCATCGCGCAGCCGCCACGCTTGAGGTATTCCAGCGCAGCACGCCACAGCTTGGCCTTGAGGTTGTAATTTCGGTCATCAGACTGGCGTGTGCCTGTGTGAACGCCAATCACCTTGTCGGCGTACTTGCCGCGCTTGAGCGTGTCGTAAGCACTGACGCCGGGGCCATCCAACTCAATCACGATGGAGCCGATCAAGCCGCCAGATTCTTCAAGCGTCTTGCATTCCTCCTCAACCACTCCGGCCAGGTTGGGGCCGTCCAATTTTCGGCGGCTGATCTGCGGCAGGGTCAGAAGGCCGCGCCGCTTGGTAATCACACTCTCGTCGTCGCCCATGTGGGCAGCATCGACGCCGATTGCCCACGGGCCGTTAACTTCGATGTCTGCGGGGCCTTTAGTTTGAGCGGTCGTGATGAGGTCGCCGCTGATCCATGCGTCTGATGTGGATGCGTTGTAATCAATGTCCACCTCTTGAGCCAGCACCACAGGGTCTAGCGTGTTCTGCTGCTTGGCGTACCACTCCGCGCTCTTGCGTGGATCGTCACGCCAATGGAAGGTGAACACCTTGATCTTGCCGCCGTGCCGCTTGCGATAAAACGGGTTGCCGTTGCCGTTCGGCGTGCTGATGTCGATTTTGCAGTTTGATGTCTGAGACAGCGCCGCATCAATGGACTCTGCCCGCTCGTAAAACGCTGATTCGTCCTTGAAATAGATCGACGTTCGGTTGCCGCGCCCGATGTTGTCGCCCGACTCGCCCACAATCGCCGCCCCGTTCTCAGGGTTCACGATATTCATGTAAGGCGCGTGCTTCTTCTGATCCCAGCCATCGGGGCGAAACTCAACCGGCAGTAGGTTGATGAACTGGCGCACCTTCCAGAACAAGGCTTTGGGGTCGCCCAGCTTGTCCACATACTCCTCTTTGCGCGAGCCAAACCCGGCCACAGTGCCAGGATGAAACAGGAACATCCAGACAGCAAAGCCCACGCAAAGCCATGAGGCGCCCATGTCCCGCGACTTCTCCGCCAACCCATCCTCACGCCCTAACCAGCGGTCACGCAGCCAAGTGATGAACTCCGCTTGCTTGGGAAACAGCAGAAACGGCATGGTCGTGGGCAAGCCCACTTCAGCGTTACGCGGGTCGAAAGTCACCCCCCAATCATTGATGAACTCGACAGGGTGGCCTTTGTAGAACTCCTTGAGCCCAGCAAGGATGGACGGGTCTTCACGAATGCGCTGCAAGCGCTCCGCACGCTCAAGGTATGCCGCCTCATAGTCCGGCTTCCATTCATCCACCATTGAGCATCCTCTTGTAGGCTTCTTCGGCTGTCAGGGTTGCTTCAGTCTTGACGGGCGGCAAGTCATCCGCGCCACCAACCGCCACCTTGTCGCCGTAGCGCTTCGGATCCCACTTCGCCAAGAGCTTCATGCGCGTCTCGATCTGCAATTTGCGATGCCCCAGCATGTCGCCCTTGCGCTCCTCGATGTCGCCGTTTGGCTTAACAACTGTCTCAACACCCTCGACAGGCGTATCGGCAATCTCTAGGCACTGCTCGGCCAATTCGTCATGGCCTATTACACGCGCGCGCGCGATGCGTCCGGAAAACTCGGGGTCAGCCTGCTCCCACTCATAGACAACAGTCTTGGAGACATCCAAGTCTCGACACAACTGGCGCAAAGGAATGCCTTGCTGAAGCCCAGAGCAAATGGCGCCCTCGATTTCCTTCGTGCGGGTCGTTGGTCGCCCTTTCTGCTTCTTATCGCTCATTGCTATCTCCTTAAACCCACCACTGCAAACGGTGGAGCTTAAACACACCGGCAATAGTGAAAATGTCACCAACCTGAATGTCTGCGGCGCCAAAAGTGTCGCCACTTGTCACGCGAAACTTTTGAATCACTCGTGTCTTCCACGCCTTCAGTCTTCGTGCCTTGCGCTGCTTCATGCTCTCTCCTTCAGATAGCCAACATCTCAACACGCCCGGCCAGCTCGTCGGTTAGGGCTTTGAACTCTTTTTCGATCCGCTGATAGTCGTCCCGCGTCCACTTGGGCAGGGCGTGGGGGCCTTCCAGCGATTCGACTCTTTGGGCGCCGATCAATGACACGAGGTTGACCCGGTACATGGATGCGTTGCCTGACTTGTGGTGGTTGCATGGAATGCACTGGATGTGCAGGTTGTCGAGGTGGTAGCGAAGCTCAGGGCGTGCGCCTCTGCTGAGGTAGTGGCCTGCCTGGTAGTTTTCCTGCCAAGGGTTGCCGCATGAGATGCAGGGGTTGCCGCGCTCTTTGAGCCTCACGTATCGGTTGACCTCGCGCTGTGCTTTGTCGGCAAAGTAGCTCAGGGGCTTCAGCGCTTGGAGTTTGGCCTTGTCCTGCTTGCGCTCAGCCTTGGCGTTTTCCTCTGCCTCTTTGGCCTTTTTCGCCTTGACCTGAGCAGCAGCGCAGCCGGGAGAGCAGACGCATTGCATCGGGCGAGCGGGGAAGAAAGGCGACTTGCATGCCTTGCACTTCTTGGCCTTGACTCGGGTGATGGGGGTCATGCGCGCCCCCAATATGTAACAGTTTCACGTAATACACAAAAGTGATTGACTGCCTTACTTTCGTGTATTACATTGGAATCACTGCAACACGGGGTTGCAGCAAAACCAAGGAGAGAAACATGCAAGCCAAGACCATCTACACACTGACCTCCCCCAACGGTCAATCTCGTGACTTTGAAATGGTGGAGGGTGACCCCGCTGTGTATTTCAAGGACACCAACCGCGCAGCGGCGCCCACCTTGGCGGCTTTCGAGGCGACTTTGGCAAAGGTCACTGCCACTGGCGGCACCTACGTCAAGCACGAATCCAACTAATCCACCGGGCCCGCAAGGGCCTACACCGGAGCGTGACACCATGCAAATCAACAAAGACGGTAATTGGCGCTTGTACACCAACACCATCCCCGCAGGGTCTACCGCGCTTGGGACGATCACCCGCGATGAGGTGGACACCGGGGCGCTTGTGCGGGTTGATGCGACAGGCGCATATGTGCAGGTCAATGCAGGGGTAATGCGTAACCTTGACCGGCGAGCCGTTGCCATGGCCCTCGGGTTGATTGGGCGCCCACCCATCGCGCCTGAACTCAAGGCAACAAACTTGAAGCCTCCCCGCTCGATCCGGCTGGATGATGCGCGGTGGGCAAAGCTCAAGGCCTTGGGCACTGACTGGCTTGAGCGGGCGATTGATCGGGCAAAGTGAGTCATGCTGGCACCTCCCCGCCGAAATACTTCATGGGCAGGGGCTTCAAGTCCTCGGGGAACACGATGTGCGAAGATCCAAGCCACTCACCCTCAATTTCACGCACGCGCCAGCAGCCCATGACGCCATGGGGCTCGATTGCAATGACGGGGTTGTCTACCGTCCAAATCTTGTACTTGTGGCCGGGCTGGATCACGCTCCCACCTCTTCCAAAGTTGCCACCCGGCCATTGACAGCGCAGTGCTTCATGTAGGGAAGTCGGATCTTGGTATGGAACAAATCGGCCTTTCGCTCGTCGTTGTCTATCTCAGCGCGGCTGCTCTCGCAGTCACACAGCACCTTGACGCAGTGCGCGGCGTACTTCTCCACGTCTTTGCCGAAGTCCTTGGCGGGCGTCACATCACCCCAGCCCGTGCCGTCGCCGCCCATGGCTTTGTCATAGACGCGCCTGATCCAGTGCTGGAACTCGATTTCTTGGCAGCGTCGGGCAAGCCAAATGGAGCAAAAGCCGCCCTTGAGCTTTTCGGCTTTCTCAGGCTTTTGAACCGGCTGCTCATCGTCGCCAATCTCGACAAGCGCGAGCATGTACCGCTTGCCGTCCATGCCTTGAACCTTGCTCAACTCATCCGAGTCAGGCAAGGCCAGCGTGATCGTCGTCCCGGTCTTGCTGCTGTAGCTGCTGCGAACGAATCGCACCTCGCTGTGATAGGTCGCCTGGATACTCATGTCTTCCTCCCCTTCTCCCACCATTCGCCATACTCTTTGCGCAGGCGGTCGGCTGCCTCCTTGCCTTCCTTGCGCTGGACGATTGACAGGTATTCCTTGCGGTCAGATGAGCCGGGGATGCCCTTGAGGTTCATCAGGTGCGCGTGATGGATCGAATCAGGGTGAAACTCGTTGAACTTGCGCAGGCACTCGGCTTTCCACTCCGGGCTGCTCGTGTCAACGATAGTGCCGTCGCTCAGGGTTGCGGTGGTCATGCGGCCCCTTAGTTCATGGTGTGGCGCACAACCCCAGCGACCGGATCGCTTTCGACCGTGCCGGACTTGATCTGTTTCACGCCCTGAACAGGGATGAAATCGGTCGTATTGCGCTCGGTTTGGCGCATGAACTCCAATTCAACCTTGGCGGTATTGATGATGG